AATACCGTCGCTTCAATTACAACTAGTGCAGCGTCAGCAGGAAATGTTTCAGCTGGTGTAACAGGAACAGGAACAGGTACAGTGTTTGCAGGCAGAACTAGAATTAGAGGACTGCAAGGTTTAGGTGGAGCTACTGCTGGAAATATTTTATTTAAAAATACATCTGTAACTGGAACAACTTTATTAACGATTCCAACGCAAGCAGCTGCTGAACAAATTGAACCATATATTCCAGACAATGGAGTTTTGTTTAAAGCAGGCGCGTATCTTAATGTTGGATCAGGTGTAGCGACGGGTACAACAGTATTCTACGACGGGTAAGGAGACTGTATGGCTAATACGACATCCGGAACAGCAACGTTCGGGAAAACGTTTGCAATTGATGATATCATTGAAGAAGCCTTTGAGAGATGTGGTATTAGAGGAGTCGCTGGTTACCAGTTAAAAACTGCCAGACGCTCTTTGAATATCATGTTTCAAGAGTGGGCGAACAGAGGTATTCATCTCTGGGAAATTGGAGATGGTTACTTAACGCTGGTCGCTTCTACCAATGAATATATTGGTTACCGTTCAAGTGCAGATGGAACTTCAACTTTATTAAATAGTGCAGGTGCCGCTTTATATGGTACCGATGATATTTTTGAAGCTTCTTATAGAAGCAGTGCAGGTACAACAAGTCAATCGGATAGTCCTTTAACAAAAATTTCAAGATCAACTTATTCTGCTTTATCAAATAAATTAGCTTTAGGACAACCTTCACAATATTGGGTTCAAAGATTTATAGATAAAGTTACCGTTACGTTATACACAACTCCAAGTTCAAGTCAGGCTGGAGATAGAATTCAATTTTATTACATGAGCAGAATCGAAGATGCAGGTGCTTATACCAATGCAGCTGATGTTCCTTATTATTATATTCCATGTATGTGTGCAGGTTTAGCTTATTATATTAGTATGAAATATGCACCAGACAGAACACAAAATTTAAAATTATTATACGAAGATGAAATATTAAGAGCGGAGGCAGCAGATGGTTCGGACAATAGCACTTATATTACTCCGAAAACATATTATCCATCCAGCGCATAATTATGACTGAAACATATAGTGGTTATAAAAAAGGAGAATTAAAACACGCGGGTCTATCCAAAAGTAGACTTGAAGAATTGAGTGCGCTGCATCCTGAATTAGCGTCAGAAATTGAAAAAATTATAGCAGCTATGAAATCTAAAGGTGGTCAAGTAGGCAAACCTCTAGGAGCAGGAGGAAAAGCTAAATAATGGCACGATTTGCACAAGGAAAATTTGCATTAGCAGTTTCAGATATTAGTGGACAATCATTTCCATGGAATGAAATGGTTACACAATGGAATGGATTGTTTGTACATTATTCTGAATTTGAATCTAAGCAACCTCAATTAGATCCAAAACCAAGCGCTGCAGATCCTACAGCTTTAACAAAATCAAGACCCCAACAACCTCCACCTGATGTTTTAAGATTTTTAGATTATAATGCTTTAACAACTTATGCTGCGGCATCGGGACTTATAAATGTATATTCAGTAGACCATCAAAGAACCTATGGAGCTACTGTAAGATTTAGAGGACCTCCTACGACTTCTCCTGGAACAGGGACGGCTGATACGGTAGGAGATGATGGTCCAGTTGCAGGCAGTCCTGTTCCTGGATTCGCGAATATTGCAAACATAGATGGAATAGCTGGAAGCACTATTTGTGGAGCTTCAGGATTTTCAATTGTTCCAGGAAAATATACAAGTGTGACTACGACATTAGCTGCAGCCATTACGGATACAACTACAACCAGTGGAATTACTTTAACAAGTTCAACGGATTTTAAAACAAGTGGACCTTTTGTTCCTACTATTAATAATCCTGTTGGAACTCCAACTAATGCTATTTTAGTTGGAACTGAGATTATTAGTTATACTGGAATTAGTTCAAATGTTTTAACAGGAGTTACTCGAGGAGCAAATGGTTCAACGGCTGCTACTCATTTAATTTTAGTAGCTGTACGAAATCTTGTAACCCCAGATAATTATTATTATTTTAATAGTGGGGGAACAGCAACTACTGGACAAATCAGTGGAGGCGGCTATAATACATCTTCAGGACCAGTAACATTAAAAACAATAGGACCACAATAATATGCCAGCAGGATTAACATACACTTTAGCAAATTTACAAACTGATATCAGAAACTATACCGAAGTAGGAAGTACGGTTTTTAGTGACGCGGTTTTAAGTAAATTTATTATAAATTCTGAAAATAGAATTTACCGTTCTTTTGATGCTGATTTAGAAAGATTCTACGCTACGTCTACATGTGTGATTGGAAATAGATATGTAACGATTCCCGCTGATTTAAGAGTTATTAGATATATTCAATTAACCAATGATGATGGCGATCAAGTTTATTTAGAACAAAGAGACCCTAGTTTTATGGCAGAATATTATTCGACCCCAAGTTCATCTTCAACCAGTATCCCTAAATATTATGCAAATTGGGATGAAAGTTATTGGGTTGTATCTCCTACGCCAGATACCGCTTATGCAATTACTTTAGCCTATAACAAAGAACCAGTAAGTTTAACCGATTCCTCTGTTAGTACGACTGGAACTTATATATCTAATAAATATCAAGATTTACTTTTATACGCGTGTCTGGTAAATGCATATGGATACTTGAAAGGACCAATGGATATGTTACAACACTATGACAAGCTTTATAAAGAAGCCCTAGAAACGTACGCGACTGAACAAATGGGTCGTAGACGCAGAAACGAATATCAAGATGGAGTTATTCGTCTTCCTATTAAATCTGAATCACCATCAACTTTTTAAGGAGATAAAAAAATATGGCAAACGTAATACCTTATGCATTTCGGGGAGAATTATTAACCGGGACACATAATTTTGCTTCTGGAGGAGATAGTTTTAAATTAGCTTTATACACTTCTAATCCTTACAACACATCAAGTACTGTTTATAACGCAACCAATGAAGTAAGTTCTTCTGGAACGGGTTATACCACAACTGGAAATACTTTAACTGGTAATGCAGTGGCTTATTCAACAGCCGTTGCATCTTGTGATTTTGCAGATACTGAATGGACATCAGCTACTCTTACAGCAGCTTTTGGAGCAATTTATAATGACGATCAAGGCGATAAATTATGTGTGGTGTTAGATTTTGACGGAAGTAAAACTGCTACGAATGGTACATTTAAAATTACATTCCCATCAGTATCAACACCCGCGGATGCAATTATAAGCATGGCTTAAGGAGATAAGTTAAAAAATGGCTTTAGTAGTAAATGACAGAGTAAAAGAAACTAGTACAACAACTGGAACAGGTACTTTTGATTTAGCAGGTGCCGCAACAGGGTTTCAAACTTTTGTTGCAGGGGTTGGTGATACTAATACAACTTACTATGCAATATTTAATCAAGGAACAACTGAATGGGAAGTTGGTCTTGGAACAGTAACAGATGCAGCTACTGATACTCTTGCAAGAACTACCGTTATCTCAAGTTCGAATTCAGGTTCCGCTGTAGATTTTGCAGCGGGTACGAAAGATGTATTCTGTACCCTCCCCGCAAGTAAAGCTGTTTTTGGTAAACAAGAAGGAACAAACTTTTCAGACAGTTTAATAGTTGGTCATTCAACTACAGGAAGTTTAACTGCCGCTACAGCTAATACCTTTGTTGGAATTGACGCTGGAGAAGATATTTCTCAAGGCGATCAGAATACTTCAGTAGGTCAGGCTGCTCTGGGAAACATAACAACTGGCGGATATAATACTGCTATTGGTCAAGGTGCAGTATCAACAGTAACAACTCAAAATTACAACGTAGGTATAGGTAGAGGTGCATTAAATTCAGTAGAGGCTGATTATAATCTAGGTCTTGGAAATAATGCAGGAGATAATATTACTACAGGCTCTGGAAATGTAATTATTGGACATTATGTTGATCCATCATCTGCAACAGCAGATCATCAATTTAAAATTGGCGGTAATAATGGTTCATCAACAGTTACTTGGCTAGAAGGAGATAGTGCTGGAAAACTTGTAGCAACAGCTGGAGATGTTGTTACTGGAAAAGTTGGAGGAACAGATTTTACAGATAGTATATTAGTAGGTCATAACACAACAGGAACTTTAAATGCGGCTACAAAAAATGTTGGGGTTGGTCTTACAGCTTTAGATGCACTTACTGCTGGCGATAATAATGTTGCCGTTGGTTGGAACGCTGGTACATCCATAGATGATGGGAATGGTAATGTGCATATCGGTCGTAACAGTGGTCTTGTTAATGAAGGAGGTCAGAACAACACATCAATAGGTATTAGTTCTTTTTATTTTGGTACAGATAGTGACAGTAATGTAGCAATTGGAAATCAAGCTCTCTTTGGTGCCTCTGGTCAAAATCATGATGACTGTATCGCTATAGGTCAAGATTCTTTAGTTGCTGTTTCTTCTGGTGATAATAACATAGGCATAGGTTATCAAGCTGGAAATAATATTACATCAGGTTCTGGAAACGTAGTTATTGGAAATGCTGATGTTGCAAGTGCAACAGGTGATGATCAACTTTCAATTAGTGATAATGTAGATGGATCAGTTCTTTGGATAACAGGAGATAGTTCTGGAACCGTATCAGCTAATGGTGGTGAATTAACAACAACAGGAAAAGCCTTTGTAATGGGGTTTTAAATATGATATTTAAGAGAAAAACATGGCAACAGAATTAAAAACAGATATAATCAGCACAGCTACTCGTAATCAATTAGACATTGAAGTAGCAGAAGAACAGATGATTGTAATAGATGCTGATGGCAACGTACAGGTAGCCACAGCATGGAATCCAAGTCTATCAACGACTGGCAAAGCATTTATAATGGGATTTTAATAGGAGAAAAACATGGCAAGTGAACTAATGAAAGTAAAGTTGGTAGCTGGAGTAACAAATTCTGAAAATGATATACTTACGGTAGCAAGTGGACACACTTATACTGTATTGAATCTTTCTATTTGTGAAACTGCTGGAGCGGCTGAAACTTTCGATCTTTATATTCGAGATGACGCTGGTGCTAATGATTATGAAATTTATTCTGATCAAGCTTTAGCTGCGAATGCCACTTTTGAACACACTACTAGGATTGTGCTTGAAGCAACCGACGTGCTTTCAGCTAAATTAGCGAGTGCTGGAAATGTGGATGTTGTTATTAGTTATTTAGATCAAACATTGTAGGAATATTTATGAGTGGACCCATAAGCGATAACATCTATAGAGCTTCGGGAGTTGTTTCGGCTGCTGTAAGCGGAATTGATTGGATTACAACACCTAAAACAGGAGATTTTACAGGTGAAGGTGGAAAAGGATATTTTGTAGACACTTCAAGTGGAGCTGTAACTGCAACTCTTCCGGCTTCTCCTAGTGCAGGAGATAAAATGGCAGTAGTGGATTATACCAATACTGCTGCAACCAATAATATTACAATAGGAAGAAATAGCCAACCTATCTATGGAGCTACTTCTAATGCCATTATGTCTACTAATGGTACAGCTGTAACTTTCCTTTATGTAGATGCTACAGAAGGATGGAAAGCAATTAGTACAGGAGATGAAACCACAGCCGTAGGCCCCGATTATATGCTTGCGACAGGTGGTACTATTACAGAAAATGGAAATTTTAAAGTTCATACTTTTACCTCGGATGGAACCTTTGAAGTAACAGATGCAGGAGGAGCTAGTGGTTCTAACTCAGTAGCATGGGTACTTGTAGCTGGCGGAGGAGGTTCTGGTGGGATGTCTGCTGGAGTAGGTTCTGGCGG